GCCTTCCTCACCTCCATCCTCGGAGCATCACGCCGAAGTTACATAGGCAACAACAAGTGTGTCTTTTGCAGCGACCCCGATATGAAATTCAGGGACGCACGCAGCGAGAAAGAATACACCATCTCCGGCATCTGCCAGAAGTGCCAGGACAAACCGTTCAAGACTAAAGACAATGAGTGAGCTTAACGAAAGGCTCGATAAAATGGAGATTCTTGATGGAGCCATTAAGATTCTATGTGACACGGGAAGAGAAGACTTCAGGGAGCTAGCCTATAACGTGAGGGTAGCGACAGATCAGATCACCCGATAAAAAATACAATACAATGAAAGATAAATACTATAAGTTCCTTAAGGGACTACAGCTCCGGCATTTTGCTCCGGAAGAAATCATCGCTCAGTCTGAGCGAGTAAGAGGTAAAGTCACCAACACCTTCCCACCCGAGGAGTTGTGGCCCAACATTGTCCCTACCCTCTGGGTGGCGGACCAACTCCGCCGACATCTCGGCTATCCCCTGATCATCACCAGTGCCTATCGGTCAGAGAAATACAATAAAAAGGTTGGCGGCGCAATTCATAGTCAGCACAAGAACAACACCGCACTCGACTTGATCCCTCGCGTGACTCCTAAGGAAGCGTTCACCTCCCTTAAGAAACTACGTGACGCTGGTGCATTTAAGGGTGGCCTCGGGATATACACGTCGTTCGTTCACATCGACACTCGAGGAAGGAACGCAACCTGGACCGGATAAGATGATCAACATCGTTCTTAAATACGTGGCGACGGCATTGCTAATGATCCCGGCTTTGATACTTGACATCTTGCTCGGGATATTCACGTTGCGCTATAAAGATTGGTCAACCACGGATAAGTTATTCGAGTGGTTGTATAGGAACAGAAAATGATACACAAAATGGGACACGACATTACAGCCATCCAAGACGATGAACAGGTTGCATACCTCCGACGTAGCATGTCGAGTTGCGCCGTTCACCATTTATACCAGGTTCTAGACTCCCTCGATTGTTACGGTGGGTGCTCAGGAACTGGCGAGGTCAGAGAGTTTAATCTGAAGGAAATCAAGTCTGCACTAATCGCCTTGCAGGACGGACCGACAGCAGATCAACGACCTGCACACTTTGGCGATTATCTCGTGGAGAGTCTTGGACTAACTCCAGAAATGAAGGAAGAAGATACTGACTTAGAACAGAAGTTTCTTCATAACATATTGACGCGTTCTCATGAGTTCGCACCCGTAAAGATATCTTTTATGTAGGAGAATAAAAAGAAAAGTAGTTGCATTTTTCTAAAAGTAGTGCTTGCAAAAGACTGCGTAGTATGTTATGCTTTACGGCATGGGGGAGACTACGGTTAGGATTCCCCATCCGGTGCGTCGCCGGTAACGACGCAAACCACAAAACAAACAGATGATTACTCGTCTACAAAATACCATGTCAATGACGGTCCCCTTTGAGGTTCCGTCTAACGTCGCCGAGTTCGCCGCCGCCGCTGGTGTTGCGCCCGAACAGGGTGAGGCTACAGTCCTGAAGTACGCTTCGGACGAGGCCATGTTCAGAACCGTGCTCCCTGCATTTCGCGATGCCTTCTTCAAGGCTCTCGAAGAGGAGACCGGAATCGAGCGTCCCCAGACCGGGACGACTAACAAAACCGTGGATGGTGAGAAGATTGAGGTGCCCGTCTATGCGAAGGACACCGAATACTTCAATCACGTCCAGGCCGAGGAAGGCAAGGAAGCTGCTGACTATGAAGAGTTGGCACTCCAAGTCGCAGGGGACATTGAGTTCAACTTGCGTGCCAAGCCCCGTGCGGGCAAGCCTGCCAAGAAGTATCTCACCCAGGCACAGGGTCTTACCGACGCTGTCGCTGCTGGGCGTGGCACTTGGGAAGGCGTCGTTGAGAAGCTCACCGCTCTCAACATCGGACTCAACATCGAAGTCGACGACGACGGCGCACCTTCACTGGATGCCCTCGCTCGCGCACTGAAGGTTGACGAAGAGCGTCGCTCGCAGGAAACGGTTGCTTCCCTCCTGTAACCACTTCGGGTATTGTAGCGGTCATTGGGTTTGACTGGTCATTGTGTATCGCCCGTTCCGTAACTACATAAAAGCGGAACACCTTTCAGGATACGTGGAGTCTCGAGGAAAAGTCGAAAGACTGAGTGAGCCTCTACCCTAAACAACTCGGAAAAGCTAGCCGGGACTCTCCGTATCCTACCTCCGACAAATAAACAACCAAAGTAGAAAGTAAGACCATGCCGACAACAAGTGCAGTAATGATCCTGAAGAAGTGCTTCCACAACGACGGCGACTCCCTGAAGGAGTTCGCCATTGAGTGCCGCGAACTCAAGAAGCTCCCGGATTATCGCGAGTTCGTCGAAGAGTGCGCTGAGTTCCTCGGACTCAAAGTTTCCTGGGACTAGCTCTCTTCGCTTCGATTCTTTCAAGACCCTCTCCCACACAAGGCACATTCTATAACACCGGGAGCCACCCGGAGGGAGAGGGTCTTTTTATTTTAAGTCAAGATGAAAATTAAATTCCATCTAAAATCAAATGAAACCGACAAACCTGTTAAGCTCCCGTGGCTTCCACGTTCCACAAGACTGAGAGATGCTTCCGCCGATACGAGAAGGTCATTGCCGAGGTTGTCAAACGATACCCGGAACCTCTCCGATTCAAGTCAGTCAAACGATCCTCGGCCACCGATGCTGCCAGGTTAAACGACGCAATGACCTCCTTTCGCTACTCGAATTGGAGTTCTCAGCTTGTAGATAGGCGTAAGTTTGTCGATGATGTTTATAAACAAGTGGCTATTGTTGCTGAAGGTGAGGAGGTTGTTGTATGCCCACGTGCTCCCCAAGATGTGGAGGTCATGCAAGTCAGCGGACAAAGATTCGCTGGTGTCGTGGACATGCCCAGTGACGATCAGATACGTCTCGCAATTGCTGCGATTGACGCAAACGTGGTGGAGCTACCGATACAACTCAACGACCTCACACCCGAACAGATTTCTTTAGTCGAACAGGAGACATCACAGCGTTTCAATGTCGCTGTTCGTCAAGACCAGAACCACATAACATTATTATGACTCATCTACAGGGACCGTACGATGACATACATTCGTCAGACAAGACGAGACTACAGTGTGTCATCCCCACTAAAACGTACGAAAAATGGTTTAGTAAGTCGGGTGCCTTCCCATTACGTGGCACCCAAGACAAAGTCCTGGCGCGGCTGTTCCATTTGTTGGATCTCTTCCTTACCAAACATGAACTTTGTCAAGATCACACCTTGCTCAGCGATGATACTACGTTGGACAACGAAAAGATCCTAAATCAAATAATGTCAGAGATCACTATCCCTGACTCAGTAACAGAACTAATCAAACTCTACAACACAGATGAGTAACGACAAATCCCACCCATTCGAGGAGCCGACTTTCGACGAAGCTCCCCTTGTAGCTCTGATCGAACAAGACCTGGACAGCATGGACGAGACTGCGCTCCGCAATCACCTCCAAAAGATCCGCGAGCTACGACAGGTACCACAGAAGCGTAAGGCTGCCACCTCAGGTAAGAAGGCGAAGCTCCAAGATGACATCTCACACTTACTCGACTAGTAACGTGATCATCGCCTCGCTCACACTCAGCGCACTCCCTCTCTCAGCACGTACTGCTTTGTTAGATACGTTGGAGAAAGATGAACTGCTCGAGTTGTGTTCGGAGCTTCAGTTATCACCACGTTCGTACTCCGACACTCACGCAGTAGCACAACAGATCTCATTGAATGAATATAAAACATTAGAAATCCGAATAGAAATACGTGTACCATGACAAATGATCCATTAGGTATAGGTGTCGACCTTACTGACACATACTCAGGTGTATTCCAAGACGAAGCACCACCCAAACCCATGCTAGAGTCAGCGGGGGATGACAACTACATCTTCCGTATCGACAACTCCACCCTCGAGAAGTGGCAGACCTGCCCTCGTGCCTTCTACTACTATGCAGTAGAGGGTCGAGAGAAACCCGGCTCACCCGCACTCAACTTCGGTCGAGCGTGTCACATGGGTTGGGAGGTATTCAATCGCCACGGCATTGGCAAAGCCCAGGTGCAGAAGGTCCGCGAGACGCTCACCGAACACTTCATTGCCAACCCTCAACCCGCTGATGACTACCGTAACCTGGAGTACGGCATCAAGGTCATGGAGGAATACGCACAGAAGTACAACATCTCGCGGTGTTCAACAGTTGAACATAACGGAGAACCCCTCGTTGAGTTCCCGTTCTCCCTCAATATTGGTGAGGTTGAGATCAAGAACAAACTTGCTTACAGTGCCGAGAAGTTACTAGGGGAAGAGGCGCGAGATCTCCCGGCAAGCCATCCGCAAGCGCAGCCGGGTTGTTCTATCCCGCTCTATGTCAACAAGCTGTTCTTCTTTTGGTCGGGTAAGATTGATGCCATCGTTGAGTTCGATGATAGACGTTGGGTGATGGACCACAAGACAGCAAGTATGGCTGGACCCACGTTCTACAACGATTTCTATCTGGCACAGCAGATGGCTGGATATGTTTGGGCGGTACGTAACATGTTTGACTTCGATGTCGAAGGACTGTTGCTCGATGCTGCCGAGACTCGACGACCCACCAAGACCGGCAAGGGACTGCAGTTCAACCGTCAGTTCTACACCTACGACAAGTGGATCTGTGATGAGTTCATGCTCGACGTTAAGAGCCAGATCGGGTCGTGTGTTGACCAACTTGTCACTGGCTACTTCCCTAAGAAGACCAAGTGGTGCATGGGTAAGTACGGAGCTTGCCCCTATCATGACGTGTGTGTCATGCAGCCGGACAGAAGGAACGCTGTGCTCCACTCCTCTAACTATGGTAACGTCCATTGGAGTCCGCTGATCCCAGGATCATGAGAACCAACCGATACGTAGGCACCAAATATATCTACAAATGGATCTCACACGACGAGATTCGTAAACAACAGAGAGACAAACAGAAAAGACCAACAAAAGAAATGAAAAAGTCCAAAGACTACGATCCCGGATTGCGGACAGCAATTCTGATAGTCGGTGATCCCGGCACACGCAAGACATCCCTATGTCTACAGTTCCCAAAGCCGTACATATTTGATGCGGATAACAACCTAGCCGGACCCAGCCGAGCCTACCCTGACACTAAGTTCAGTTTCGATAACGGACACGTGGCCAGTGAAGATTGGGTTGATAAGAAGTTAGGAGTTGACTATAAGGAGGGCGATCCCATCAAGGCTGAGCATCGCTACCTCTGGATGGCTAAGTGTCTCAATGAGGCATCGAGTTCCGACGAGATTGAAACTATCGTAGTGGATAGCCTCACTTCAGTCTCCGAGTTCGTCATGTCTGAGATCAAAAGACAGGAACGGATGAAGGATGATGCTACTATGAGAATTCAAGACTGGGGAAAGTACGCTTACCTCCTGAAGAATCTCGTTGTCCAGCTCAAGACCACCGAGAAGCTCGTAGTATTCACGGCACACAACATCATCGACAAAGATGAGAGTGATGGGAGATTCAAGACCTTCCTTGCGGTGCCTGGACAGTGTAAGCACACGCTGGCAGGACTGTTCAACGATGTGTGGTGTAACTACCTCAAGCAGTCTGGTGTCGGAGCACAGCAGAAACATGAGTGGCGCATCCGTACGCTACCCAACGGAGACAATGACCATCGAGGTCTGAAGCAGTCCCTCGGACTCGATAAGACGTTTGAATGGGGATCCGGTCCAATCATAGAAAGGCTGAAGAAATGATCTTTGACCACGAAGGAGACAAAGAAGAGTTCATTCAAGTGGCTTCCATAGCTGCGTTGGTGGGGCTGTGTGCCAGTCGTGCGCGGTGGGATGCTGCATATGGTGAGCAGCGTGACCTTCCTGTCATTGCACGGGACGCTAGGGACGTTGCCGTGAAGTTAGCAGACGAACTTGACATTCTCCCCGAGCCTGACATGGGCGACCTTTTCGATCAACCTAAATCATAACCGACCAATGACCAGTAAACTTGTAACAATCATACCAGTAACTCGTACCTTTATTGTAACTTTCGACGTCCATCAAACATGGGACGTTGACAACTTCGCGGAAGAAGTCCACGATGTATTGTCAGAAGACGGCTTTGATGTGAAGAGTGTGGAAGCACAGGACTCACCTCAAGAACCGGGCGATGACGCCCAATAACCAACAAAACAACAGAACAGACATCATAAGATGAGTGAAGCAACTGACCCGTTAGCATTAGGAGTAGACTTGAACGACGTAGATACCGGGCGACCGGTGCTGCCCAAGGCACAGTACGTCATGAAAGTCGACAATGTAGAAGTCGTAGAGAACAAGGCCGGTACCGGTCGGAATCTCATTCTCGACTTCGCCACCACACAACCCACTGAGTCGATCAAAGGGGCGCAGGTTAACGTAGGGTTCCGCATCAGGAACTACTATCCGTTACAACCTAGCGAGAACAATCCTGATTCGGATCTGTGGAAACAACGGCTTGCACGCCTCCAAGACACCCTCTTGGCGACTAAGCAAGGCGAGCGCGGAGAGTTCAACCCTTACGACTTCAAGGAGCGTCAAGTCATTGCTGACATTGACATCGAGACTTCTGAGGAGTACGGTGATCAGAACCGCGTTAAGAAGATAGCCTCTTTTGACGAGGACTAAACGCAACAGACCTGGGCACGTCTTAAAAATGCCCATTTTATTATGGACAAAATTATTTACCCGAGAGAGTGCTCGTTAGTTCCCCTTGACATGATCTGCACTGAGGGTCGGTCGAGGAAAGATTTCGGAGATTTACAAGAGCTGGCTGAGTCTATCCAGAAGTACGGACTCTTCCAGCCTCCTTTCGTTACAGAGCAACGTCGGGATGCGGGCGGAACCAAAGTCACCCTAGTCGGCGGCGAGCGTCGGTTGCGTGCCATGCAACTGCTTGGTGTCGATCCTGTTCCGGTGCTGTTCCGAGAGGAGATGACCGAGGCGCAGTTACGTGAGGCTGAGTTCTTCGAGAACGAGCACCGTAAGGAATTCACCTGGCAGGAACGTGCCTGCAACATCTATTTGATCCACCGTCTACGTGTTGCCGAGGCCGCCACGGGTGGGCGCACCTGGTCATACCGTGATACGCGTGACCTTACGAGGAACTCTCTTGGACATATCTCGCACTCGATCCAGGCAGCCAAAGCTATTCTGTCCGGTGACGAGGAAGTAGTCAAGTGTCCTTCATTAAAGGACGCATACACCGGGGTACTACTCAAGAGGGCCGAAGCTGCCACCTTGCAGAAACTTTCTCAGTTCGGTATCGGTGAGAAGAAGACCATTGCTGTTGGTGGTGGTGAAGTTCCCGTGCCGACCCAAGACATTGACGACATCTTCGACGATGGCATGGAGATCGTCCCGAGCAGCGAATCACCACAGCCAGATGGGAAAGCTGCGGAACCGTCCTCGCCCATCGAGGTTATTGAGTTCCCACTATCGGAGTGGTTTCTTCATGGCGATAGCGTAAACGACATCATGCCTGGGCTACCTGACGGTTGCGTTGACCATGTGGTGACAGATCCCATGTATGCCGTGGAGGAAAAGAATCTCGAAGGTATAATGGACGTTGACACGATCAGTCACGACATGGCAACGGAGCTGGACACAGCCAAGAAGTTCCTGAAGGAATCCTACCGACTCCTAAAAGACAACGGCTACTGCATCTTCTGGTATGACATCAAGCACCAAGAGAAGCTGATGGAATGGGCGCAAGAAGTTGGATACAAGGTACAGGAGTGGCCGCTGGTCTGGCACAAGATGCACAAGTGCCGCAACAACGTTGCACAATACAACTGGACGAAGAATACTGAGTATGCTATGGTCTGCCGCAAGGGTAGCCCGACACTAACCACTCCTCAGATGAGCTGCATCTTCCAAGCCGACGGTAGTATCGAGCGTCAGCTCTACTCCAACCCCTATGCGAAGCCAGCCGCGTGCTGGGAGTTTATCCTATCTCCTATCGGACTCAAAGGCCAGACAATCCTCGATCCTTTTGCTGGACAGATGAGTTGTCCTCGTACTGTACTCAACATGGGAATGAAACCACTTGCTATCGAGTTAGAGGAGTTTCACTTCCAAGCTGGGATAGAGAATATCAAGCTGATGCTGAACGAGATGACGGGAGGCAGAGCCACGTTTAAATAGTAAGACCATGTTTTCTGATTCGCCACAGAAAAAAGTTAAGAACGTCATCTACAACGGTGATTTATTCCGTCTCGTATACGACGGTACCGATGTAAGCATCCGTGTATTTGAGCACGGACTAAACAAAGGTTATGAACTCGACCGTGACGAGATACCGAAAGAAATAGAAGAACTAATCAAAGAAGAATTTGGATAATGGATAAACCACTTTTTGATCTGAACGATGTTCAGGCTGAGCCTAGCGGAGTTAAAGTACTAAATGAACTACCTACCCACAAGAACCCGGAGTACTCGATGGCCATCATCGGGGAGGCACCGGCGGTGGAAGAGGTCAAGCTGCGCCGCCCCTTCGTTGGACCCTCTGGTAGAATCATCAGAGGACTCTTAGGTAACGCTGGTGTAGCAACAACCCACGTACTAATAGGGAATGTCTGTCAGTACCGTCCACCTCGGGACAACATCAGTGCTCTTGACTGGACCGGCCCCGAGATAACGGAGGGAATGGAACAACTCAAACACGACATAGAACACACCGACCCTAACCTGGTCGTGCTGCTCGGCAAGACTGCTATGCGAGCAGCGGGACGACTAGAGTCGGTGAATGACTGGCGAGGAACGCTCTTCAAATGTGTAGACGTTCACTCGCCTTTTTTCGGTCGTAAGTGTATGCCTACCTTCCACCCTGCCGCCGTGATGCGTCAGTGGAGTTGGATGCCCCTACTCCGATTCGACCTCCAACGTGCCAAGGAGGAAGCTACCACACGGGAGCTGAAGCTACCCGAACGTACGTTCGAGATAGACCTGTCACCGGACGAGATCATTGAACGCATCGAGAGCATCCCTGATGGCACCTACACCTCTATTGACCTGGAGGGCGGTATCCAAAGTGGGATCAAGTGTTACTCGATTTGTACTGATCCTTGCGCAGGTTTCATCGTTCCTTTCGGTAAGTTCTCTATCGATGATGAGGTCAGGATCATCGAGGCGTCGAAGAAGATGTTCGCTAACCCGAAGATCCCTAAGGTGCTGCAGAACTCCCTCTACGACAACTTCGTATTCTCCTGGCTCTGGCGCGCACCTCTACTGAACGTTGCGTGGGATACCATGTTGAGTGGGTGGGAAGTGTACCCCGAACTACCGAAGGGTCTGGCTACTCAAACCTCCATCTACACCAAGGAACCTTTCTACAAGTTCGAGCGTAAGATGGGTGACATGAGGATCTTCCACGAGTACTGCTGCAAAGACTCAGCGGTAACGGAGGAGATCCGACGGGAGCAGAACAAGTTCATCAAGGACGGGCAGCGTAAGCACTTCGAGTTCAACATGAAGTTGCTGCCGATCATGTTGTACATGGAATTGAAGGGCATGAGGTACGACAGCAAAAAGGCCACCGAGCTTCACGGTCGTACCCGGATCAAGTTGGACGAGATTCAACGCCGCCTCAATGCGCGTCGGTGCAAGGCTCTCAACGTCAACAGCCCCAAGCAGGTCTGCGAGTTTCTTTATGACGAGATGGGATTCCCTACCCAACATCCTAAGGAGGGAAACAAGTATAATCGAGGCAAGCGCACGTCGAACGTCGATGCTTTGCTGACCTTGATGAAACAATTCACCGATCCAATACTACATGACATACATACCTGGAGGAAAATTGATAAAATACGTTCCGCTCTTGAATATACAACTGACCACGACGGACGGATTAGATGTGCATACAACATTGTCGGCACCGACACTGGACGGCTTACATGTTATAGCTCGCCAACCGGTAGCGGTGCGAATCTACAGACGATCACGAAGAAGCTACGAGTGCTTTATCTACCGGACCCTGGTTACATCTTCGGACAATTTGACCTTTCAGGTGCAGACGGTTGGACCGTGGCAGCTCACTGCGCCAAACACGGCGACCCTACCATGCTCAATGATTATCTGGAGGGAGTTAAGCCCGCGAAGGTTGTTGCGCTTATGCACCTACATGGTAAAGAAGTTTCTACCTGGAGCAGAGAAAAAATCAGGGAAGAGGGTAAGGATATCGGAGACACACCGGAAACAGAGTGGCTTTACTTTGCGTGTAAAAGGGTTCAGCACGGATCTAACTATGGGCTTGGACCTCGGACTATGTCACTACAGATCCTCAAAGACTCCGACAAACTATTCGGGAAGCCCATCTACCTTACGCCAACACAGTGCACAGCCCTTCAAGATCTCTACCTCAGAGGAAGGTACCTCGGAGTGAATATGTGGCAGAACTGGATCAAGAAACAGATCATGGAGACACAGCAGTTGACCTGTGCATCTGGTCACATCCGCCGATTCTTTGGGCGCAAGACCGACAACAAAACATACCAGTCCGCCTTGTCCCACGAGCCACAAGCCAACACCACCTATGCCACCAATCTGGCGATGCTTAAGTTATGGGAAGACCCCGAGAACCGTCTACCCGATGGCAGCCTAGTCATCCAGCCGCTCCATCAGGTGCACGATGCTATCTGCGTCCAGTGGCCGGAAGGACACACGGACTGGGCCGTTAGGAAGGTGTATCAATACTTCAATAACACCTTAGAGATAGCAGGACAAGAAATCAAAATCCCGTTCGAGGGCGAGTGCGGTCGTTCTTGGGGAGAACTTAACAAACTACCATGATCTATAATACGATAAAATTAAAGTGGGAATCTGACAAGTCTGTCATTACTTGTAAGGCATTGATGGAAGAGAACAACTATCACATCGCAATTCAAGTTGGAAAGATTCCTTTAGCGAGTACATTGCATGTAGATTTATTCGAAGCAGATGCTTTACGTGAGATGCTAGAAGAAGTACACACAGCACACGTCAACCAGTCGCGTTCAACCAGTGAACAAGTCGAGAAACATGGACTGTCCAAAATGCAAGCAAAAAGGAAGTAAGGTACTGCAGACTTCCACCATTAGTAAAGGTGCCATGGTCAGAAGACGTAGACAATGTTACGAATGCAAGGCGCGTTGGACTACTATTGAAGCTGAGTCAGCTGCCGCCGAGCACGTAGTGAAGCAAGCCCACAAGATCATTCGTGCCTATAAGAAACTCAAACAAGCAATGGACGATGATCCCACGTAAAGCATATCAAGCTCTTCAAAGTTATCAGCACATAGATAACCACGCAGTACTTAGCCCGAGACAAATTGCTTACCTTTGCGTGTTTGCTTTAGGCCAAGCACTAGAAACAAAAGCAGTAAGTGAACGCTTCGGACGCAGTTACAGTGCAGCAAGTAACCACATATACGTCTTAAGGGAAGGTGGATATATTCAAAAAGCACGTATCAAAGGACATCAAATCACGAAGAAAGGTATTAACGTGATCCAAGAGCTGTTTCCCCACACATACGTAATTGAACAATGAAACCAATGAAAGCTCACAAGTACAAGCCGGGGAAGATTACATTCCCTTGCTATGTACAGCCTAAGCTCAATGGCATCCGTGCCTTATGGGTACCAGGCAAAGGATTGAATACGTACGAACAAAAGTCTTGGGACCCCAACGTCCTTCCACACATCCATGAAGCGCTCGAAAAAATCGAAAGGCCGCTCGACGGAGAACTCTACTGCCACGGACTCTCATTACAACAAATTAATGCAAGAGTGGCAGTTAACCGAGTATCTCCGCATCCAGATGTGGCAAAGGTATCATTTAATGTCTTTGATGCACCGTCCCCTGAATCTTTTCACGAAAGGTGGATGTTCTTACAAGGGTTGTCAGATTCCCTTGACTTCTGCATCACTGTCGTTCAAACGGTATTTGCTACGACCGAGATACAAGCCGACATGGCCTATAGACTTTTTAAGACGCAGCGGTACGAAGGGATGATCTACCGACAACTCGAGGCTCCGTATGGTTATCTCCGCGGACAGCACCCAGATGAGTCCTTGTGGTGCGGTAACAAGGAAAACCGGTGGAACTACATCCTGAAACGTAAGGACTGGCTCGATATGATCTGTACGATCAAGGAGCTGAAGGAAGGCAAGGGCCAGTTCGAAGGGAACCTTGGTTCGTTCATTATGGAGACTCCCGATGGTAAGGAGGTCGATGCTGGTTCTGGCTTGACTGTCCAACAACGCACAGCCTTCTGGGAATGTCCGGAACTTGTACTCGGCACACGTGTACGGATCAACTACGAGATGCTGTCCGATACAGGTGTCCCCCTCAAACCCACTATCGAGGAGGTGGACATCATTGAATGAGTTTCCTAGATAACTACGCTAACTACGCTTCTGGTAACGAAGCACCAACGATCTTCCACAAGTGGTCGGCTGTCTCCGTCTTGTCATCTACTATCTCCCGACGAGTTTGGCTCGATGCCGGTTTCTTTACCGTCTACACCAACATGTATATTGTGTTGGTAGGTGAGCCAGCAGGTGGTAAGACGACGGCGATGGACATTGCACGTCAGATGGTGCAACGCCTGGATATGCCGGTAGCTCCCTCCACTTCAACGAGGGAAGCGATCACCCAGTTAATGTCAGGAGAGAATGAGAACTCTCCCTGTACGATGACATTCACTTTCGACGGTG